ACCATCAGTTACAACAAATGAGTTTGTACCTGAGGCTCCAGCCACTGAAGCACCTACAGCAGAAGCGTCTTCTGATGATGAAGATACACTCAGCTATTTTGCTAAATTGGCAAACTCATAAAAAGATTCCTTATTAAGGAACGTTTTTTTAGGGACCTTCGGGTCCCTTTTTTTGTTTACTGATTGGCTAGGTTTAGATCTCTACGCTTTCTAGAACTTGTAGTATTACTGAATGAGGTTGTAGTAGTAGTTGTATTGGATTGGTTATTAACCTGTTGTACTACTATTTCTTTAGTATACTCTTCCTTAATAGTTTGGTTCTCAGTAGATGTGTCATTAAGTTGTTCACCTGTCATAACCTGAGGACCTACTCCTTCGATTTGATCAGTTGGTTCTGGAATTCTTGCACCTGTCTCTGGATCAAGGCCAGCAAATTCGTATACACTATCAGGGATAACGTTTGAAATAAGATTCATTGGATTATACCATGCACCTTCTCCCTTAGGGTCAGGTAGAATAAGTCTAAGTATGCTAGCATAAAACTTTTTCATTATATTACCTACACCACTAACCAACGATTTAAGTGCACCCATTGGATTACTAAATAGTGTTCCAAACCAATCTATAATACCAAATACTGCTTCTTTAATTTTATCAAAGAGTTTACCGATCATATCTTTAAAGGAAAAGCTTTTAAGAGCTTCAGCACTATCATCAAATCCAAACTTACCCATTAACCATGCAATACCATCTTTAAGTAAATCTAAAGGCATACCAATTAATCCTTGTAGTAGTCCACTGAATCCACCGAATATACCAGCCATGATCTTTTTACCAAGACCACCTTCTTGTTCTGTAAACCCTTTAATAGCACCTTTAACAGTATCGACAATACCCATTATAATTTGTATTGGTAAGAATAGTTTACCAATAACACTACCAAATGATTTAAAGGCAGTAAAGAATGTTTTGAATGTTGCTGTTATAGGCTTAAGGAATTTCTTTATAGGATCAAGTAGTTTAGCACCTTTGGAAATACCACCGACCGCGCCTTTAAATGATTTAAAAGCCTGTGAAATAGCTGCAAATCCTTTAGTAATACCAGTGAATTTACCTATGGATCTAAGTGCATTAACACCTTTAGCTAAGAGAGCTCCTAACTTACCAAAGAATCCTAACTTACCAAATTGACCTACTGAAGATCTAAATGTTTTTAAACCAGCAAATCCAGCCTTAAAGGCTTTAGGTATATCTTTAAAGAAGTTTTTAAATGTTTTAGCAGCAGCCCTAATGGAAGTTCTAATACCCTTTAATAGATTGGCTGTTTTAGGAAAGGCTTTGGCCAAAGAAGCACCGAGCTTGGTAAATCCAAGTTTAAGTACTTTAGTAAAACCACCAAGAATTAATTTAACATTACCTAATAGACCAGCTGCGATACCTACGCCTAATCCAATAAGTGCACCACCAATAGCAGCAATAAATCCACCTGCAGCTTGGCCAAATCCATCAAATTTAATGTTTTCTGCTTTAGGAATAGTGTTATCGAATATACCTTCAAGGTAATCAAGCATTCTGCTAAAGATATTTCCAGATTCTCTATCGTTTTCTGCATCTTTACCTTTTTTAGCCAGGTCTGCATCTCTAACTTGATCTTGAATTTGTACACTCTTTTCAGAAGCAGCGGTTAAAGCCTCGGCAGCTGAAACTTGTTCAGCACTCATGTTTAACCCTACTTGTAACAATGCTTGTTGCTTAGCCGATTCATCCTTAATGGATTTATCAGTAGTGTCTTGAGTCTTATCAACTGCTTCTAGTTTTTTAACAACTTCGGTTAATAATCCTGGAACTGTTTTACCGGTATCTTCTGCCATTTTTTATTCCTATTTTTTACCTAATGCTTGTGCACCAAAGAACGCTGCAACAATACCTGCAACAGCTACAAAATATGTTGGAGCCATACTTCCAAGAGTCTTTTGTGCTTCATCTAATCCTGCTAATGATGCCAATACAACTGCAAATGGGTATAGTAACATACCACCTAAAGAGAACCATGCCATCTTTCGTTGAGCATCTCTCATTGCATCTTGGTCTTCAAGCTCTTTACGCTTAAATTCTAAATACATTTCCTGTTCATTTGGTGTAACATATCCATCGCCATTTACATCAGCGGGATGATGGCCACTTTTCTTAATTTCTTCTTCCATTATCGGTTCCTTTTTTGTTGCTCTTTTTGCAACCTTTCGTTTTCTTCCTTAATATGTTCCTGTAGAAGAGCGACATATATCTCTCGTTCCCACGGTACCATATCGTCAAGTTCACTTAACCTATATCCGTGATGTTGCATCATCGCGAAGTTAGTTTTATAATGGTTTACTAAACTATCGTGAGAGAGGCTTATGTAAAAAAACTCTGCAGTCCTCTCAACTCGATTTCGTTCTTCTTATCGCACTTAATACAATTAAATTCTATCATATGTTTTAACACTGGTAGATTTTCAAAGAACGCTGTAAGTGCACCAAATTGCACATTGTTTAATCCATCTAAAAATTCTGTTAACGACTTATCCGTTTCATCCTTAGCTGGGTAAACTTTATCATCATCGTATATACCATCAATACAACTTTTAATTAATTTAAAAGCACCATCAACAGTTTCTAATTCGCCTTCTTTAAATTTCTCTAAATCAGCAGCCTTAGGGTAATTAAATTTAACACTAATTGTATCAGTTAATTCCACCATCCTATTAGTGTTAACCTCAGGTGGTTTTATATCACTTAAGTTAATTCTGTAAGGGTTTACTGTTTCACATTCACTGCATTTAGAGTTAAGTGATACTATTTCTCCTACAGATTTAGCTCTTAAATTTAAAAATAAACTTTCTATATCAAATATAGCTAGTTTTTCCATATCAATATCTTCAAGTACACATGCCCTAATTACATCTTTTACAGCTCTCATTACTTGTTGTGAATCGCTGGATTCTAATGCTATCATTAAAATCTTTTCTTCCTTAACCAAGTATGGTCTGTATTCTATAGTTTGTCCTGTGGATGGAACAATTGTTTCATACCTAGAACTATTCAGTTTTGGTAAAGCCATTATATATTTCTCCTAATATAAATTATAATCCAAGTGCAGCACCGGCTCCGGATATAGCACTTGTTAACCCATCCTCTACAACAAATTTGTCATATGAAAATGTCACGGTCAGTTTGTTTGGTGTATCAGCTGATTCATTTGAAAGAGCGATACCTCCAATTGTTGTTGGAAATGCATTTTCCAACTTCACTCCATAAATAGGAATGTTCTGTTTGTTCAGTTGCTGTATTACAACATCTGTAACAATATCTTTTTTATAAGCAACTCTGTATGTTTCTAGGTCGACGATTGATTGTCCCCATTTATCAAACATGTTCTTAATGTAATAATCATTGGTAAGCAAGAATGTCATAGTGACCTCTTCTTGTATTACTGCGTATGGTATCTTAACGGTTTGCTTTTCTGCAATATGGTCAAGTGTAGTTATCTGTGAGCTTGGTAAATTAACTGATTCTGCAAGTAGTGATATATCCCTAGGATCGTTTATAACGTTTGAGAGTCCACCACCAGAAACCAATCCTCCAATGAGAGTAGCAGGGTCACTGTTTAAAAGAGATCCTTGTGGGGGTGTAAACATAACATTAAACCTATTGGCCTGTGATAATCCACCCTTTTTGCTTATTGTAGCTTTTAATTGATCAATTGACATATGTTATCCTGCGTATTGTTTCCTTGAGTATCTCCATACTGATTCTTTCTTAACTTTCATGAACTGTTCAGTTGGTAAGAATACTGCGATTTCCCACTCTGGCATTGGCACTCTTGACATCCTAGATGCAACATGGCCCATAAGGTAATGTTTATAACATGGTTGAAACTCTTTATATTTTGCAACACCGGTCAGTAGTTTATACCTCATTTTGGTTAAACGGCTACTGTCTGTCATATTCTTTGGTGCTAATTCCATCAACTCATCAAGGAATTGTGCTCTTACTCTTGGTGAAAGATAGTGTAGGTTTAAACCATGAAATCCACCTTTAGCTGGTTGTACCATAATAGTTAGAGGAAATCTATCGTAATATGGTAGGGTTGCTTTGGTCTTAGGATCATAGAAGTACATCATCATATCGCCAATCTGTGGCTTTGTTGTAGGGTCTAGAGCTTTATCTTTAAGGACCGTCCTTGGTGATACATCTCCTAATTCCTTTACCTTACGTTCAAACCATTGACTCGATTTTTTAGTCCTTGCTTGAACTCCTGCCCTAAATGCACCTGTTTGTAATGTGTTAAATAAACTAGCCATAATACTATTTATATCAATTCTTCAGTAGTTTTATGCCTAAATTCTTTAAAGTGTCCTCAGTCCATACCTGAAATTTCCATCCTTTCCTTTGTGCAAACTTATCAGCTGCAGTCCATTTGGATGTATTTTTGATATAGGTCGTGACCTCGTTGATATACTTCTTAGTTTTTCTTTGTTTCTTAGGTGCAACTGTGTGTTTCTTTGGCTTTATTTCAACCAATATACATTCACCATTGTCCATTTCAATAAAGAGATCTATAAAGTAT